GAAGTGGTCAAGGCGTATAAGGACGCCGGTATTGATTACCACGCTTCTCTCAACACCGGCATTCAGGGGGGCATGTCGACCCTGGAGTCGAGTTTCGCCCTGGCCATGAAGTACATCAAGGCGACTGACCCGGCCAAGGCTGCGAAGCTGGAGAAGGCCCAGGCCCAAATCAGCAAGGAGACTGATCCGGCCAAGGCCAAGGCTATGCTCGAGGCGCTGGAGCAGTCGTTGCGGACTGGCGATCTGTTCGCTGACATGCAGGTCAAGGCAGCCTTGACCGCGTACTCGCAGAACAAGGCGCTGTATGAGCAGCTGAAAGCCGAATCGAAGAACGCCACCGGCATTCTCGACAAGAACCTGGCCGAGCGACGCGAGTCGTCGTCGCAGATGTGGGCCGAAACCGCGCAGGCTCTGAACGACAGCATGCGCGCCGTAGGTGATGCCCTGCGGCCGGTGACGGACTCCGTAGCCCAGGGCATCACTGTGGTGGCCAAGTCGCTGACCGGCCTCACGGAGAAGGCGCCGCCCTTGGTGCTGGGCCTGACCGCCCTAGGCGCCGGGCTGATCGCGCTGAAAAACGTGGTGGCCGCGTTCAAGATCGGCAAGGGCCTGCTCAACGTGGCCCGGGGCTCAATGATGGGCAACCCAAATGTGATTCAGCGGGTGTTTGTAACCAACGCTGCCGGCATGGGAGGCGGTGATTACGGCGCCGATGGCGGCAAGGACAAGAAGGGCCGCAAGGGCGCCCGCACTGGGCGGGGTGGTCGCGGCCTGCGCGGTGGCATTAGCGGCATCGGCCAGGCGCTGAAGAGCGTCATCACCGGCGGCGGGGTGGGTGGCGCGGTCAAAGGTGCGGCGTCGGCCGGGATTGGCAGCGCGGCGTTCAAGGGCATCGGCTCGATGGCCAAGGGCGCTGCTCCGTTGCTCAAGGGCGGCGCCGTGTTGTCGGTGCTGGGTGCCGGCATCCAAATAGCGGACACCTACCAGAACGCCACCACCCGGGATGAAAAAGCCGAGGGCTATGGCGAGGCGGCGGGGAACCTGGCCGGTGCTGCAGCGGGGGCGGCAGCAGGTGCTGCCATCGGTTCGGTGGTGCCGGTGATCGGCACGGTGATTGGCGGCCTGATCGGCGGCGCCCTGGGCGCCTGGGGCGGATCTGCTGCAGGCGGCGCGCTGAGCAAAAAAATGTTCGGCGGCGATGAGGCGCTTAAGTCGATGCCGGCTGCTGGGCCGCTGATGATGACCAACGCCGGCAAGGACATCCCGCCCGTCCTGGGCGACATCGCCAAATCATTCAAGACCGGCCAGACCGATCCTGAGATGGGGCAGGTGGTGCGGTCGATGGCCCTGGCGTCGCCCACTGCGGCAGCGCCGCCGATGATCAAGGCGCCGGAGCCACCCAAGCCCGCACCGCCCAAGGTCGAGCAGCAACTCACCTTCGCACCGCATATGCCCATCGTGGTGCATGGCGATGTGAAAGACCCTGCGCAACTGGCGCGGGAGATTGAGCCGCAACTGCGCCGGATGTTCGACGAGTTCAACCGCCAGGCGGCGGCCCGTCAGCTGTCCGACGCACCACATCTTTAAGGAGGGACCATGGCTTATATGGAGCAGCTGCAGTCGGGGTTCCAGTCCTTGGTGGCAGCGGGGGAGGCCGGGCGGCAAAGCGCCGACGGCATGCTGGGTCCCATGAACGGTGCGATCAGCGACATCACCGGCGCCGCCTCGGAGCTGGAGAACTTACCGTTTGTGGGGCCTGAGCTGGGCGCCAAGCTGCAGCGGACTATGCGCGGCATCACGGCCGCCCAGGCTGCGGTCGGTGAGGTGGCGGCCAAATACAGCCAGGCGGTCACGGCGGCGAGTCAGATCCAGGAGCGCATGGGCGCACTCAAGGAGCAGGCGGCCAAGGCCAGTGCCGCGATCAACCGCATCGGCGGGCAGATCAGCCCGAGCCTGGGCAACATCTTCCCGACCGGCGCTTTCGGTGCTGAGTCCACGCCGGCGCCCGAGGCGGTGAAGCCGTTCCCGCACCTGCTGATCATCCAGCCGTTCCGGGCTGCCGGCGAGGCTTTCTACTTCAACCTCGATACGGCGGCTTTTGATGAGCTGCGGCGGCAGACGGGCTTTCGTTGGGCGGCTCAGGAGCGCCTGACCCGCAGCATCGCGCAGCAGGCGGTGGGCCAGGGCGACGACAAGATCACCCTCAAGGGCGCGATCTTCCCGGGGTTCAAGGGCGGCCTCGGTCAACTGCAGACGTTGCGCAGTATCGGGCGGCGTCTGCAGCCGCTGAGCCTGACCACGGGCTATGGCGAGGTGCTGGGCACCTGGTGCCTGACCAGCCTCGAGGAGGAACAAAGCCACCTGCTGGCCGGCGGCATCCCGCGTAAACAAGGCTTTTCACTGGAGTTTGTGAGCTATGGCGACGACCTGCAGAACGTCTAGCGGGGATCTGCTCGACACCCTCTGTCACCAGTATTACGGCCACCTGAATGGCTGTGTCGAGGCCGTGCTGGATGCCAACCAGGGGCTGGCCGACGAGCCCCAGCCGTTCAGGGCCGGGGTGTTGATCGTGCTGCCAGATCTGCAGAGCCAGACCGAGGCCACGGTGCAGCTCTGGGATTAGCCGGCGGCCTGTGCGCATTCCTTGGCGGCGGACAGGTAGGACATGTGGTTATTGGAATACTCCCGTACGTCCTGGGAAATCATGCCTTGCCAAGAGCTGGCGGCATCGATTGCGGCGGAGCGGCATTTTGCGAAGGGCGCAAATAGCGTTCCAAAGCGATCGGCTTCGTCCATCAGCTTATTCAGGGCGATAGCCTGGTCGCGGGCTTGCTTGCCATTCATGGTGCCGGACCGTGCCAGGGTTTGCCCCTTATCTACGGTCTTATTGAGACGCTTGAGGAAGTCGCGGGCTTCCTCAGGCTTGATCTTCTTGGCCGCTTCTTGGGCTGCAATGGCCTGCCGGCCTCGCTCTGCGGCCTCGGCACTCACGGGCTCATCGCCACCCAAATCTATAACCCGCAATTTCTGCTCGGCCTGTGCCATCGAGGCGGCCAGTAGGCACAGCGACAATCCGAAAATCCTTTTCACTTTCTCAACTCCTATAGGGGCAACGGCTGGGGATTCTATGTAGTCCCGACCGCTGTGTCATCCAGGGGGAGGTTTACTGCATGACGCCTGTATTCCGAATCGTTGCGGACGGCAAGAACATCACCGCACTGATCAACGACCGACTGTTGACCTTGCGCACTTCGGACAAGCCCGGCATGGAGTCCGACGAGTTTGAGTTGCGTCTCGATGACCGCGACGGCGCCGTGGCTTTGCCCAGTCGTGGGGCCAGCATCGAGGTGTACATGGGCTACAGCGGCCAGGCCCTGACACGGTTGGGCCGCTACACCGTCGACGAGGTGGTGGTATCAGGTCCGCCGGACTCCATCGAGATCCGTGGCAAGGCCAGCGACATGCGCGGCAGTGGCAAGACCACGCGCAGCGGGAGTTGGGAAGGTGTGCCGCTGCAGCAGATCGTGCGCGACGTGGCGGCGCGTAACGGCTGGACGCCGGTGTGCCCGGTCACCACCAAGGTGCCCCGGGTCGACCAGCTCAATGAATCCGACTTCAACTTCATCACGCGGCTGGCCAAGCAGTACGACTGCACGGCCAAGGTGGCGGACGGCAAGTTGTTGGTGTTGCCGCGACAGGCCGGGCAGAGCGCGAGCGGTAAGGCCCTGGGCACGGTCACCGTTCACCGCCGCGACGTGAGCCGCTACCAGTTCCGCTTCGGCGACAAGAGCACGCACAAGGCTGTGCAGACCAAGCATCAGGACAAGAAGAGCGGAAAGCTGAAGGTGGTCGACCTGGCCAACGATGAGTCGCCCGATGGCCTGCCGCCGGTGCACACCGACCGGCATATCTACCCGAACAAGTCCGCCGCCGAGCAGGCGGCCAAGGCGCGCTTGGCGGCGTTCAACCGCAGCACCGCCGGCGTGCGCCTGGAAATGCTCGGGCGTACCGATCTGTTTGCCGAACGCATGATCAACGCCCAAGGCTTCAAGGTCGGTCTCGACGGCGAGTATCTGGTGGAGTCGGTGGAGCAGACGTTCACCCAGTCGGGCTGGAGCACCACCGTCGAGTGTAACGGCGGCAAGAAGGGCAAGGCCAAGGCCGCCGGCAAGAAGAAAAAGAAAGAGACCAAGCCGCTCAGGGTTGAGCAGCTTTAACCCCACATCACTGGAGACGTACGTATGACCATTACCGCGCAGCAGTTGCTGCAGATCCTCCCCAACGCCGGCCAGAAAGCCGGCGTTTTTGTTCCTGCGCTCAACGCCGCTATGGGCAAGTACGCCATCGTCACCCGGCTGCGTATCGCGGCCTTCATCGCCCAGATCGGCCACGAGTCGGGCCAGTTGCAGTGGGTACGCGAGCTGGGCGGCGACCAGTACTTGAGCAAGTACGACACCGGGACCTTGGCCAAGCGCCTGGGCAACACCCCCGAAGCGGATGGCGACGGCCAGAAGTACCGGGGCAGGGGGCTAATTCAGGTCACCGGTCGCGCGAATTATGCGGCGTGCAGCGAGGCGCTGTTTGGTGATGCGCGCTTGCTCAACACCCCGGAGCTGCTCGAGCACCCGGTGTATGCCGCGCTGTCGGCTGGGTGGTTCTGGCAGCGGGCAGGCCTCAATACCCTGGCCGATCAGGGTGACTTTCTTACCATCACCCGCCGTATCAACGGCGGCACCAATGGTTTGTCCGACCGCGAGGCGCTTTATGAGCGTGCGCTGAAGGTGCTGCCGTGAACGCGCTGGGTGCACGCGGCCTGATCGTCGCCCTGGTCCTGGGGCTGGCTCTTGGGGCCTGCGCGGCATGGGCCTGGCAATCCAACCGCTACGGCCAGCAACTGGCCGCCCAGGCCGAGGCGAATCAGCGTGATCGCGAGCAGGCGGCGGTGGCGGTGATCGATTGGCAGGACCGCCAGCAGGTTGAGCGCCGAGCGCTGGAGGATCGCCTGCAGGTGAATGACGAAACCCACTACAAGGAATTGCGAAATGCTCAAACCGATCAGGCACGTCTGCGTGACCGGCTGGCTACTGCTGATGTGCGGCTGTCAGTCCTACTCGCCGTCCCGGGTGGTCGCGGTGGGTTGCCTGCCGCCACCGGCGCCGCCGGCGTGGATCATGGAGAAGCGCGAGGCGAACTTGACCCAGCGGCTGCTCAACGAATTGTCGCCATAGCTGGCGACGGTGACCAAGGACTGAGCGCCCTAGCTGCGTGCCAGGCCTATGTCAAAGAAATCTCAAAGCTTAGGTAAGGCAGTTTTTTTGTTATGTAGGGATGGTTTTTCATCAGGAGAATCCATCTTTTCTTAACGCTTTAACTATCAACTCACCGCCTTGCGCGAAAGAAAGTTGCTAATGAAAAATATTCAGCTAACGTTGTGTTCGGCGCAAGGGATTAATAGCATGTACTGTATCTCGCGTTATTTTGTGCTTAGGCTTATCTTGCCTAAATTAACAATTGATACATGGAGGTTTCTGTGGGAAATTCTGTTGATATAACGTTTTATAATAATACGCATGTTAAGTGGGTTAGAACTAACTACGACTTGCACATGAGCGAAGGTACTGCAGACCCTTATCCACCCCTTACAATTCATCCGGAAGAAACCGTTCGCTGGGGCGCTCACGGTGTTGTGTCTGGTTGTGAGGGATATGTGATTTATCGGCTCGACGGTACAACTGATGAGATGAAAGTGTATTTTAATGATCCATTGATTGGAGTAAATACATTTACTGTCAGTTTTGATTCTAATATTAGCTACTTTACTTCCAGTATTGAACATCCTAAGGGGAACGCTGCTACCCCCAAAATCACTATTATGCTTAGAGGGAGTTAGTGCTGAAGTGTAGGGCTAGTGCTTTGGTCAGGCTTGCGGCCTAAGCTCTAATCATCGACATTTTGAAATGATGATGGGACCTTGATAGATAAGCGGCTTGCTGGGCTTTCGTTTCTACTGACTCTGGGTTGGGTCTGTGCGGTCGCACTTGTGTTTTGGATTTACTCACTGGACTGATCAGGCTCTATCAACTCTGGCCCTTGATTCTTCACATTGCCCACGGCTTTTCCGACTCGATACCATTCAAACTCTTCAGTGGGTTGGCACAGGTTTTTGGCTATCTCCTCGGCACGCTCGGGCGATAGCTCTGGGTCGAGCCACTCGTTAGCGTGCTCAGGTGTCAGCACAAGCGGCCGGCGGTCATGGATGTCGACCATCCCTGAATCGCTCGCTGCGGTGATGATCACAAAACCATCCCCTTCGTGCGGCTCCAGCCCGGGGTGTACCTGGGCCAGAGCGCCGAAGAACATGGGTCGCCCGCTCTTCAATCGGATGAAGTAGGGCTGCTTCTTCTTGGGGTCATCGGGATCCTTTACCCACTCATACCACCCTTCACTGGGCACGATCGCACGGCCTTTTGGCCAGAGCTGTTTGAAGAACTTGCCGGTGGTAACCGTCTCAACCCGGGCATTGATCGGGTCGGGCCGCTTTCCCTTCGCCCAAAAGGGCGCCCATCCCCAATGAACTGCATCTATGTGCAGTCCGTCCTCTTGGCCGTGCAACAGCTGCACGCGCGTCGAAGGTGCAATGTTGAACCGGTTTATCGGTTGAGCGTCGTAGCCGCTGAACAGCTTGAGCTGGGGGCTCAGCTCTTCCATGTAGACCGCCATCCCCTCGTATTGCACGAAGCGTCCGCACATCGCTGCCTCCACATGTCGGAAGTACTGAACGGCCCGGCGTGGCCGTTTTCAATACGGTAGACCCCGACCGGTGCGCATCGTCATGAAAATCGACATCCAAAAAATCAACGAGCTTAAAGCGTGGTGCGCGCTGTTCAACGACCCTGAGTTTTTAGCTGGGAGCCCTGAAGATCGCTACGACGCCAGGCTGGCCCTTGTTGATGACCTGTTGGCGCGGGGCGTGATCGACAAGTGGGAGTGGAAAGAGCTGATGGAAGAGGCTGACGCTGGATACGCTGACGAGCTCGGCTGATATCAATCCGCCTGTCAGATAAGTCCTACACGGAAATTGACCGCAAGCAGTTCTCACAGTTAACTGTACATTCGTACAGTATTGAGCGACTGCGTCATGAGCTTTTCAATTTTAGGCCCTATCGCCGAGGGCGGCCGGAAGCTGCCGCTGTGCCTCTTCCAGGTCCCTGCCGGGTTTCCATCGCCGGCGGCTGACCACATCGAGGCGCATATCTCATTGGATGAGGTTCTAAATATCCGTGCTCCCCATGTGTACCTGGTGTCGATCACCGGTGACAGCATGCAGGGTGTAGGAATCTATGAAGGGGACCTGGCCGTGGTCGACCGCTCGATTGAGCCGGCTCACGGGCATGTCGTCGTTGCGTTGCTGAACAATGATCCCGTCTGCAAGCGTCTATGCAAGCGTGGCAAGGAAGTAGTTCTGCTGTCCGAGAACCCTAAATACCCGGCCCGGTATTTCCTGGAAGGTGACGAGCTCTCTATATGGGGTGTGATTACCAGCACAGTGCGCAGTCATGTCTAA